TGTAGGGTTAGGCAACTTGCCTGGTTTCCTAGCAAGTACAAACGGAATGTTTTTACTTAATGCAATAGGAGAACCAAAAATAAATCCTCTGCTTTCTATTCCCACAATACAATCAGCAACTGTTAAATTACAAATATCTTCAAACTCTTTCATCACTAAATTAAATGCTTCAGGAGTTTCCAAAAGACTTGTGATGTCTCTAAACTCAACTCCTTCAATAGGAAAGTCTAAGACTGTTCTAATATATTTGTTTAACTCAGTCATTAAAAATATCTACTTGTTCCCAAGGCATATCTTCCTTACCAAAGTGTCCATAATTAGTTGTCTTGGTCAAGTCTAAATCAAATAAATTAAATCTTTCAATTATACCTTTTGGTGTTAAATCAATATTGTTCATAAAATAATCTGCAAACTCTTTTCTTACTTCACCATCTGCATATACATATATACTAGTTGGTTCTTTTACACCAATAGCATAACTTAATTGTACTGTGGCATTTTTTGCCTTGCCACTTGCTACAATATTCTTTGCCAAGTAGCGAGCCATATAAGCCGCACTTCTGTCTACTTTGGTACAGTCTTTACCACTAAAGGCTCCACCACCGTGTGGTGCATAACCGCCATAAGTATCTACAATAATTTTTCTACCTGTTAACCCTGTGTCGCCATCTGGACCACCTATAACAAATCTACCTGTTGGATTAATTAACCATTCAGTTTTTAATAGGTGTACTTGGTCTTTAACAACGGGCAGTATAATGTCCATTACACGTTCTCTAACGTCTTCTATGCTTACTTCTGCACTATGCTGAGTACTACATACCACTGTCTTAATATCAATAGGCTTGCCAACACTATCATAATTAAAAGTAACCTGTGCTTTGCTGTCAGGTCCTAACCAATCTGCTCCATTATGTCTAGCAGTTTCTAATGCCTTTAGTATTTCGTGACTGTAATAGATTGCACTGGGCATATAGTTTGGTGTCTCATCACAAGCATATCCAAACATAAGTCCTTGGTCACCTGCACCAAAGTCATCTGTGCCTAAAGCAATGTCTGACGACTGCCCGTGTAGTTCATTGTAAACAGCCATCTTGGCCCAATGAAATCCGTCTTGCTCGTATCCAATATCCTTAACAACGTTTCTCACAATATGTTCAATAACATCTTTATCAAACTTATCGCTTTTGTATTCCCCTGCTAGTGTTACCATATTTGTAGTAACTAGTGTTTCAACTGCCGCTCTGTGATTCATCTTACCGTCGATAAGATATGTTGCTACTGCATCTGATATGTGGTCTGAAATTTTGTCAGGATGTCCACTACTAACACTTTCGCTTGTAAATTCGTACATTATAAATCTCCTTCTTTAACAAAGACTCCGTCAACCATTTTTCCTTTTCTGTCTTTGATGTCGTTGTATGCTTGTTCCAAACAATCTTCGATACTGAGATTGTTTCGTTCAGCAATGTTAATTAATACTACAATCATATCACCTATATCATCTGCTACATCATTGCCTTTACAGATATTATCACTAAGTTCGCCCATTTCTTGAATGAGTTTTGCTAGTTGATCCTTATCTGTTGCACCATCGATTAGGTTCCTGTCGTGATGCCATTGTGTAATCTTTCTTATTAAGTGGTATGCTGTTGCCATACTGTGGTCGTCTGCCATTATAGTTTTCCCTCTTTTCGCATTTGTTCGCGTATTTTAGTTGCACTTATATCGTGTGTTGCATCGTCAAAAACTTCTTGTTCTATTTTGTATCCTACATCACGTCCATAAGTTATGTTTAAAAGGTTAGGTACAACCTCTATTTTTACTTTACCAGCGAAGTTACATAAACTTTGTTGTAAGTTTTCTATAACTTGATATGCTGGAAAAGGATTCTTTTCATCTGTTGGCATATCCCTTACCATTAAAAACACTTGATTGTGTTTAGCCAGTGCTCTATCAAATAGTGCTTGGTGTCCAGGATGCCAAGGTTGAAATCTTCCAAGCATTTGTGTAGTGGGTGCCTGGTTGTCCCAAATAAATCTTTGTCCAATTTCGTAAGCAATTATTTTAGCATCTACATCACCACGTTGTTCTTGTACATTGTAGTCTGACACATAAGGTCTTTCAAATACTTTATTAGTGTCTTCAAACCTGCCTTCTTTTATTGTGTCTACAAATATCTCATAATCTGCATCAAATTCTATTCTTGCATTTCTAAAAGGACATACAAAGTCTGCTATTGCTATTTTGCCCTTTGCTTCTGCTTCAGCACATAAGTCTACCATTCTTTGCTTTTGTCTTAATCTACCTTCTTCGGAGAAGTCCCAATCGTCTGCTTCTTCTCTAACTTTATCTGCATTGAACCAAGCAACATTGTCACCTAGGTATTCAACTAGTCGTTCTGCCAAATATGTTTTACCACTCCCTGGTAATCCAAATATTAGTACTCTCATCTATTCTCCATTAGTTTATCTACAATTATTCGGGCATCGATGTCGTCTCTTTGTTCTGTTACTGCATAGTCAACTGATATTGGTTCTTCATATCTAGCCGCTAACCTAGTATAATTGCCATCTCTTAATTTGGCATTGCCATTTTTAATGGTGTCTAGATAAATTTCAAAGTCAAAATTCATTAACTCCCTGTCTTTTCTTTTAGCAAAAATTCCATCTACAATAACAATCTTTCCTTCTAATACTGATTCTTCTGCAAGTTGTTGTATTTTATTAGGTACTAACAACTCGCCTTGTGAATCATACAATTTTAAAAACCCAGTCTCTTTTCTTATACTATCTATATTTAAATGGACTGCTTGGTCTCCTAACAACTCTGCTAATATTTCTGCTAGGTATGTTTTACCACTTCCTGGTAATCCATAAATTAATATTTTCACAGAGTAGTTTCTTCTCTCCAATCTTCTATGATGCCGTCTTCTTCTAACTGTTCAAACGTTTGAGCATTCACATCGTGCCACTTGTTATTTAAGTAACCTACAGTAGCATAGTAACCTTTTCCGGTTGTGTCATTCCAATCGTATTCCAATTCAACTTCTTTGCCGTCATACCATACACATTCTATAAAAGAACCCATATCAGTTTCGACTTGTTGAGTTGCTAACAACCTAGCATCAAACGGCTCATCTAACTCTAATTTGAAATCAAAAAACTGACCTTTCTCTCCACTATGAAATGCTAACACAGGACTATAGTTTTCAGGATCTTCTACATCGCTGATATCTTCTGTCATATAACATTCCCTGCTACTGTAACAATAAACATCGTCAAAATCTATTTCTTCTGCATTATCGTAATCTTCTTCGCCATCTTCATTTATAGGATAAACACTTAGACCTGCATCTGCATAAGGTCCGTTGATGTGTTCTTTATCCTCATAATTAAACCAAGCACCAGGCTCAAACTCATCTGGGTCTTCTGTGGGTAAAGGCATTGCCTCTGGATCTTCTATCTCTTCAACTGTGCTAGGATCGATATCGTAGTCTGTTAGAAAATCAATTAAGTCTCCATCTCCATCTTCATCCACAATAGGTTTCCAATAATCTACAAAGGCTTTGGATACTGTGCCAACAACACACTCTCCGCCATATCTTCCACTTACTAAATGATAATTATATTTTTTATCTGCCATTTTATTCTCCTAAAATAAATCACTGATGTCTAACACATCATTAATCTTGTTAATATCTTTGCAAAATAATGCACACCTAGGAGTGTTTCCATTCTCTAAAGGTACTGTAATCATATGTCCGTGTTTTAACTTTGGAAAAAACCATTTTACATCTTGGTAAATGTTTACCACGTCCACTTGCATCACCGTTGGTGACTTGTTTTCTAAAGGATTAAATACTGGTGTATGAAATCCTCTATTGTTTAAACTTGTTAAAGGTAGCATCTCAATTTCATTATACATATCATCATCGCAGATTGCTATGCTCCAATCAATTGGCATTTGAACTGTTCTCTCTCCTATTTTTAAAACCATTGCAGGTGAGTAAAAACTTTCTAAAAATATTAATTGGTGAAAATAAAAGTCCAGCCATTCTGGATCTCCTGCGTCCATTATACAATATCTCAAATCCACATCTGAATCTGGCACGTTATCTAAATTATATGTTCTGTTTTCAACAGTCAATATGTTCATAAGTACTCCACTTTGGTAACCTTGAATGGATAGTTTGCTTCTTTATAAAACTTTTTACGTTCTGTAAGATGCCTTTTACTATATTTCAAAGTACTTGTAATATCAAAAACTTGCAAGTAGTCTTTGTCCTGTGCTTTACGAATACCTCTACCGATACTTTGTATAACACGAACAAAACTTTTGCCAGGTTCTAATAAGATTAAATTAAAAATTCTAGGTATGTTAATACCTGTTGATGCAACTCCATATGTTGCCACTATCACTTTGTTATCCATTTTACTGACTTCTTTGTATTCTGTTTTCCTATCAGCACTTTTCATCTCACCACTAACAAATACCCAATCAGGATTTTGTTCGATAAGCAGTTGCCCAGTTTTAATCCTGTCAACTAATATAAGTGTGTTGCCGGAACCGGATAAGTTTCCAACCATATCACTTAAAAATTTTATTCTCTCAGGAGAGGTTACTAACCATTTTAACTCTTGAGCATAACTGTTAAAGCCTACGTGAGTGTCCATAAGTTGCAATACACTTATATCCAAATTAGCAAGTACTCCTTGCTCTTGTAAATCACTTGCACTAAGTTGATTAATAACACTACCTAATGTGCTAACAACTCCTGCATACTCGTGTTCCTCTTTGGGTATAGTTCCTGTTAGTCCCCAACGGATAGGAACATTAGCAAACACTCCTCCTAGTAAATTTCTTAACACATCTGCTTTTGCTTTGTGTACTTCATCGACCATTACACAAACAACATCTTTCATAAACTCATCTACTGGGATCGGTGCTTCATCATTCTTTGTTTTCTTTTCCAGTATTGCTAAACTTTGCCAAGTACATATAGTGTGAGTCTTATCATACTCTTTTCTTTCACCATACAGCACTCCGACATCTAATCCTAAATTTTTATAGTCTTCTTCAGTTTGAGTTACCAAATCCTTGTTAGGTACAATAACAATACTTCTACCATATGCTTCACACTTATGACTTAGCACGGCTGTTATAAGAGTTTTACCTGCTCCGGTGGCTACTTCTTGTAAGCCTTGCAAGTTCTTTAAAAAATGATTTATAATTTCTACTTGATAATCTCTAAGTATAACAGGCAATCCTTCTGCTGTATGACCTTTGGGCCAAGCAGTATCTTCATAGTCTGTATCTACTACTGGTGCAAATTCAAATTTGTAAGGGTGCCTGTGGTCTTCTACTTCTATATTGTATCCTTCTTTTTCTACAATAGGTAAAAGTTTATCTAGTAAGTTTAAATAACTTCTGCCACCTATGTCGCAGAACCTAACACACCCGTCCCATCTACCTAATTTGTATGCTGGCATATGATAAGCATAAGGTAAAAAGAATTTTAGTGCATCAGAAATCTTTCGACGTGTATGCACGTCAAGGTCAGTGAATCTAACATTGACCTCATCTTTAATTACTAATTTCGTTGTTCTTGCCATTGTATATTATTTTATGCTCGTTTGTTTATAATGTCAACCTAAAAAAGAAAGTACCCCATAGTGGGGTACTTCCGTGGTCCTCTAGGAGGTTCAGTATGCGAGGACCAAACATACTAAGCCATTCTCTTCATACAGGTTGTTTCAGCCAATGCCTTCCAACCCTCAGGCTTCATTTTCTTGAGGTCAGCAATCTTGAGTACCATTCTCAAACTAACTTCTCTAAGCCTTGCACTCTTCTCTACCATAAAGTCTACAACTTCTTGATTACCTTCGCCTTCAAATTTGTATTCATCAAGCATACCATCTCTAACAATTTGTTTGATTCTTAGGAACTTGTCTGAGACTTTGTTCATTTCCAAATCAATGTAGTGACATCTTGACATAAGTGCTTCTAAGTGATCCTTAATCTTCTTAGAACGAACGTTTTCAAAATCAACGTTAGTAATAAAGATTGCTGATCCTTCAAAGTCAAACCTATCTGGAATACCTTCCCTTCTCAATGCGTGGGATTCTGACTTCCAACTTACAGTTCTTTTCTTGCCTGAGTCTAAAACTGCCTTTAACATATTTAGGCAAACTTCATCAAACAGTACTGTATCACAGTCATCAAATACAATAACATCTCCTTTAGCAGAGTTGTTAAACAATGTTTGGTACAAACCAATTGGAGTCATTGAACCTTTACAGAATTCTGTTTTTGGTCCTTTGCCTTTCAGTTTGTTAAACATATCGTATTTGTCCATTTCAGTTTCAACACCAAAACTCTTACCAACACCTGGAGGGCCACTTAATATAAGTCCTCTCACAGTACCTTTGATAACTGCTCTAGTCATCTCAGTTAGTATATCGAATCTTGTTTTGATTCTGTCTAGTGCCTGTTCATCAGTTTCTTGCAGTTCTGCAGGAGTGCTTTTTTGCACTATTGCCTGTGCTTCAAACTCGTGTTCTGAAACTTTTTCAAAAGACGTAATGTCGTTGACAATAATTCTTGCACTTGGATACTTAGGTCCTAGTACTTTACTAGCATCAACTGTTAGAAACATTCCTTTCTTTCCAAAAGTAATGTCTTTGATTAATGGGAAAATGGCGTTCTTTATTGTGTTACCACGATATTTGCCAGATTTAATTTTAACGTAAGTTTGCATATAACCTCCTAAAGTATGTATGTTTTAACTTATATATACTATTATACGCCTATTTAGGCAAAAGTCAACCGACTATTTAAAAAAACTTTTAACTTTTATACCAAATAACTTCTTGTAATACTTGGCAATGCGTTCTTTAAATATAGGTTTTCTTTCTGGGTTATACTTCTTCTTGAGGGAAAGATAGTACTCTTCGCTGGATTCTATGTAAAGTTCTTCATTGGGTTCTAATTCATAACCGTTATATTCGCCACCGTTATCTCCGGAAGTTATTAGATATCCTCCGTGTTTGTATGTTATAACCATACAACCATTTTGAGCCAGTAACGAACTTGTACTTTCATACTGTTCTATTTCTGCAAAATCTTTCGCGATGCGATTAATTTTATCAGTATACTGACTCATTATAGTTTATTTTGTGTGAGGAGGTAGTTTCGCTTCTACAAACCACTCGTGTTTTTGTTTAGCAGGGTTAAACTTTTTAAGTCTTAACTTTCTGTTTTCCATTACTAGTGTTCTTGTTTTAACTGCCGTATAATGATATGTGTGATGATCTCTAGTCTCACCTTCTGGTATCATATAAACTAACGTCCTTCTTTTATCTTTCTTTGCCATAGTAACTTATTTACCAATTATACTGTAAAGTAATTAACACTTCCCTGCCACGGTTATCATACCCTGGTAGAACCTCTACAACGTCGTCTAAAGCATTGTTTAGTTTAAACGTTAAGTTGTACTTACCCCAAGTCTTTGATGCACTTAAATCTAATCTATTTAAGTCCTCTAAGTAATCTTCTCCTTCTGGTAAAAAGTCATACTGCCCTGGTGCTCTTTCTAAGTTTACTGCATATCTTCCTGCAACTGTAAAACCATTAAACACTTGTTGGTATGTGATTGCTCCCATATACTTAGGCACTCTAGGTTGTTCTGTATCAGTATAAGATAGCATTACACCAAATGGGCCATAGTTGTTGGCAAATCTAAAACCTTGTGTAGAATATTCTCCGCCATTTGCATAAGTGGCATTTGTGAATATATCTTCTGTTACAGCAGGTGTAGTAGTAACTTCGCCCGTGTCAGGATCTGTTGTGGTTACTGCTGGAGTAATAATTACTGTTGTGGTATAACTTGATTGATATTCAATAGTTTCTTCAAAGTCATATTTAAATACACTTATTGCACCAAAGCCAATCTCATACCCTACGCCTTCTTCTGGCATTAAATCTTCATTACCATCAACCCAAGCATCACCAAACCTTTCATACAAGTTTGCTTTTCTAAAACTGTTTCCAATGTTAAAGAAGAACTCGCCTTTTGATAATCCAAATCTCATTGCATTTTGGTCATCATTACCGAATCTCAAACCAAAGTTATAGTTCAAGGCAAATTCGGCATTCACATTCAAATATGCGCCAAAGTTTTCATCTTCGTATTTGTTTTCAGTAGCACCCATAGAGTTTGTACTTTCTGTATTGTAAATGTTTCTTTCACCATCTACACCAAATGCAACATTTAGTTTATTGGAAAGATCCAAATTATTACCAAATCTAACAAAGTCTCTATAACTTTCATTTGCATAAGTAGGATCTTCTACTGTAAAATATTCACCACTGGTATAGTTTCTGCCTACTGTGATATAATCATTCCTAATTGCTACGTTATATCTTTCACCTAATTCTGTACATTCATTTGATTGACCCCAATTGTAATCATAACAGTTATCGTAATCATATTCATAATCAACAAATTTAGCAATTACTTCAAAGTCCATTGCATCTATAATAATTTTTGCTGACTGTTGTTCATAAGTATCTTCTTCATCATTATCATTTCTTGCACTAGCAATAGTATCTTTGAATGATGCTACTTCTAAATTGTTTGATGATAGTTTTATAAATTGATTTTCTATTCCACTGTCTACAATATTTCTCATTGTCAATCCTCTAGTGATTGTGTCTTCAATAAGAACTGTTCCAGCCATTGCTCCAGAGCCATACATAACTCCGTTAGCACCACTTATTACTTTGACTTTTTCGCTTGATGCAATATCGTGTCCAAAGTTGTACCAAGAGCCTCCTGGTTCATTAGCAGGTATACCATTTCTAAATACTGCTGTGTGAACAGTCTGAGCACCTCTTTCATTATAAAAAGCAGATCCTCCATAGCCTCCAGCATTGTAAGTAAATGCAGGTATAATAGCATTTAATATATTTGTATCTGTTGCAGGGTTTGTTTCAACTACTTTTTCTTGTTGACCAACAACTATTACTTCTTCTATATCCGATGCCATTGCATAAGCAATCCACAACGGTGCAGTTACTATTAAAGTAAACTTAATTATGTGTTTGTTAAAAAATTCTTCCATTCTAAATCCTTTTATTAATAGATAAAATTGTGCTGGATGTTGGTAAAAAATCTTTCAACTTCTTATCAACATTCAACACCCCTTTTTTGTTATCATATGACATCCATATCCACTTATCTAAATCATCTGTAGTTGATAGCACTAAGCAATTTTCTAAGAGTGCTTGTTTAAACAGATTTTCTAAATATGTATTTGCTACTAGTAATAGATTGTATTCCTTTGCAGAGTGAATAATATCTATTGCGTGGTCTTCGTTGTCATATTGGATAACTTTTAAACCGTCTGTTAATTGGTCTGTTTGGAAATCTATATCACTGGGTAATATTATAACGTCTTTGTAATTAACAAACCCTTTTGTTTCCTCAAAGGTTTTTGTTAAATCAATTCCGTATTCGATTGCTTGTTGCAAATCGTTGACTGTAATACTATCCAACTGATATGTCTTCCATTCCTGCTGTTCTTAACCTTACAATGTGACCAATTTGCCATTGCTTGGTATCTAACCCTTTCATTATGCCTAAGTATTTGTTTCTTAAAAGACTTATTTGGTTTACTAAACTTGTTAGTTGTACCACTTCATCTTCACCGTCAACAAACTTATCTGCATCTCTACTTGTTAATTGTCTATTATAATTTTCAAGGAACTTTCGGAAGACCTTACTTCTAGTCTTCCTAAGTTCAATGTTAAGGTGTTCGAGGATTGCTTCTATTTCCTGCAATTGGTTAAATCTGTGTTCAGTAATACCTGGTAGTGCCGCTGATAATCTTTCGACATTACCTTTTACTCCACATTCAAACTTGGCTTCTGCTAGTTCGTTTTCATAGTAATCAATACAGTTTACTATTTCTGCTAAACTATCATTTACCTTGTTGTACCAACCTGCCATAATTTAGTCCCATTCCTCGTCTTCTTCTTCCTCGTCAAGACCTAAGTCCTCACGATATAAAGCCAATGCCTCTTTTAAATTTTTATCACAGTCTGTGAACATTTTAATTTCATCTGCATCGAGCATTCCATTTTCTTCGAATACTCTAACAAGATTTTCAGCGGCTTCGACTTTAAGTTTTGCGTCTATGTGTATAGACACACTATCCCAAGTTTCACTCAGTAGTTGTAGATTGTCCATCTAAAGTCTCCTCGTCAATTTCTTCATCTATATCTTCTAATGGGTGGTAATCTCTATTAGGGTTAGTTCCCCATTCGTCCATTACCATTTGTAATTTCTCAGCATCATTCCATTGCTTTCTAAAATGCTTATGCTCTTCGCCTGTTACTGGACTTACATAAAGTAGTTTGTTTCCTACTTTAGTAAATATTTCTTTTGTTTCAAAGATATCTACTAGTCCACTAATTGGTTCTAAGCCTGTGTCGTAAGGTATTTTCAATTGAACTTGTTCAAACGGTTTGCTGTAACGAGATTTCATTACTTTGCATTTCGCCCTAATACCTCTAACATCAGTAACTTTGTTGCCATCTGCATCTTCTTTAAGTTTTAACTTTTGAAGTGCTACAACAATACTACTTGCATATATAAAGCCTTGTCCTCCACTGATTTTATCATCAGGGTCAAACATATCTTGTGATGCATAAGTGTGGTTGGTTGCCACTAGAGCAATCGGATAAGGTGCTAATTGGTTAACAGTATTTCTAATCAATGCTGTTAGAGCCTTAGGCTTTCTACCTAAGTCACCTTTTAGGTCACCCTTATCAAATTGTGCTACGTCAGTGGGTGTTAATAACATACCCAGACTGTCTATTACAAATACAAGTTTAGGCATCTCTTCATATTCTAAGTCGCCATAGTTTGCTTTGTAGTCCTTTAAAAAATCACCAAGTGTTTTAGCAACGTCATCAATCATAGACACACTAATTCTTAATAATTTTTCAGGTGTTGTATCGACATCTAGTGCCTTCAACCAGTCCTCATCTAGAGCATTCTCGGAATCAAATAAAACTACTTGACACCCCATCTGTTGTGCGTTACGCACTAAACTTCCAGAGCATAAGAAACTTTTACCCGACCCGGACTCTCCAGCAAACACACTCACCTTACCCAGTGGGATTCCTTTATGGAAATCGCCACTGATAAGATAATTGAGTGCAAAGTTACCCGTACTAATCCAATCTTGTGGATCGTGGAATCCAGCACTAATGCCTGATATACTTTTAGTTACACTGGTTCTAAATTTACTTAAATCAAAAGGTTTTTGCATTGCACAACCTCCTTAAGATTCAGTAGAACGGTTTCTAATCATTGCCAAAATATCTTCAGTAGAACTGTTGCCGTTGCTGGCAGAAGCATTTTCCTCTACTGGAGTACTTGGAGTTGGATTAGATACACTTTGCACTACGTTTTCATTACTAGTTTCAGAGGCTACGGATTCTTCGCTAGTAGATGAACTTGTTGTAGGAGTTGCTGGTGCAGGTGCTGGAGCCTGTGCAGGTGCTGTTGCTTTTTGAACACTTGTAGTATTCAGTTGCATACCTGCTGGCTTGTAGAAACTACCCCATTTCTCTGGGTCATATAGTTCTCCATTAACACTTGCCTCAAACATTTCCTTGATAACTTGTAGTTCTTGGTCTCCTGGTTGCTTAGGTAAGAACGATTTTAAATCGTGTAAACCGTGTGTATCAACAGCAGATAGTTCTTCTTCTGTTAGAGCAGATTCTTTTCTTGCCCATTTAGAAGTACTGTAGTCTGCATATTGACCTTTGGTTGTTTTTGATAAACGGAAGTCTGTTCCATTTACATAATCTGTTGGAATGTTTTCCATATCTGGATCCATTAATGCACCTTTGATAATATTAAATATCTGTGGTCCAATAATAAATCTTCTAATTGGATTCTCTGGTTTAGTATCTTCTTGTAAAGCATCTTCTTTCACAAATCCTTGAAAGATGTAACTTTTCTTTTTCCAATACTTTCTACCCATATCTTCTAGACTTGGATCTTTGAACCAAGGTCTAACTTCCTGTAATACTGGACATTGTCCACCATACATTTCTACGCACGGTACTTGTACGATAACGGGTCTGGAGTCGCCTCCTTTTATACCAGGGAATGGTAATCTAATCATTAACCTTTCTGTCCAGAACAAAATGTTGTCCGGGTCATTGTCAGGTAAAAATCTTAGTGTTGTGGACTGACCTTCTGCGATATTCCAGAACGGATATACTGCGTTGTCCATTTGTGAGTTGCTACCGCCTGGTTTTGATTCCATCGATGCTAACTTTTGTCTTATTTCAGCCAATGTTGCCATAATATTTTTCTCCTATTTTGCCTTGTTTGTATGGAAACTTTCCATACTGTTGCCTTAATTATATTGCCAAGATAGATAAATGTCAACCTATTTTTTAAAAAAGTTTTTAATTATCTAACAGTATTATTTATATATCTTTAGTCAAATCTTCTATAAAATCGGTAAATTCTTTACTTTCATTTATACTTTCATTTATCTGCGAACCTTGTCCAGACATAATTTTTTTGATTGTGTTTGTTTCAAATTCGCTTAAAGATACATTATTTTTAATCTTTCTAACACTATTGAGTAGTAAGTATTTTAGACTATCGCCTTGTACCATACTAGTCATTTCAGTTAACCATTCTGTAAGATTGGATTCTGGATTAAGTGTTTTAAAGAAACTTTTTGAAATAGCAGTTGTATCTAGTTCTTCATTTACTCTGCTTTCAAAATTTTGTTTTTGTTTATTAAATTTATTAAGTGTACCTAATACACTTTCTATTCTAGAGTCAACGAATGTCTCTTTGAAATAATTCATTAGGTCTTCGTTGTCTTCTTCTATGATTTCGTTTTGTGAAAATACTGCAAGTTCACTTATTGCTCTGGTGTATGTTTTTGCACCTGCTAAAGATTTAAGTATGTCTCTGCTGTTACTTAAATTTTCAACTGCAAGTTTTACATACTCTTCGTTTTCTTCGTTCATTAAGTTTTTGCTCTTTACAGCATTTAAAAATTGTCTTACTGTGGATAGGTTGCCAGTCATTTCTACAATTTGCTCGCCTATTGTGTCGTGGACTTCTCCGCCATTACTCATATGACGTGCCATTGCTCTAGCACCTATCATTGAATTTACTGGAAACTTAAATCTTTCTCCAGCACGTTCTATAAAAATCTTACTGATGTTTCTGCTTCTAGATCCTCTGACGTCTTCGTCTACTTCTTTCTTGTGTCTCACGACAATTTTAACGTCTTGGTCTAATGGTTGGTAACTTGTTTTTCTTGAACCTGATAATTTGCCAAAGCCTTCTTCAACTTTTTTCTTTTCCTTTTTAGGCTTATCGTGTTTATCAATTGTTTTAGTTCCAAAAGTATCTTCTATTCTGCCTTCGTCTTTCTTCTTTTTATCTTTTGCGGCTTTCTTCATTGGCTCTTCTTTATCGCCGTCACCATCTAAATCTAAAAAGTCAGGCTTTGATTCTTCTAGTCCTGCTAGTTTTCTTAATTCATCTATTCCTTCCATTGTTTCTCTCTTAATTTGATAGGCTTGATCCTTTGGTGTAATATTTTTATTAAATATTTTGTACTCGAACTTCATAAGTGAATCGCCTGCTAGTTCTTTAATTCTTTTTCTGATAGGTTCCATTTCTTCTACAGAGTGGGCACCGCCTCTAGCAAGTTTTATAATATTGTCTTCTGGTTCGATTGATATCATTATGTTAGGACTTTCACTGTAAAATCTAGTACTCTCTTCTGCATCAGTACTAATTTTGCCTTCTTCGTTAAACATCTTAATACGAAATCCTAATCCGTTTAAAATATCAAATATATCATTTCCTACTTTCATATAACTATTTATCTAAAGCATTAAGATTGGAAGTGCTTCATCACCGCCTTCATCGTCGTCGTAATCGCCTAAACTCAATGTTACTGAGTCATATACACCTTCGTCAAATGTAGCAACGTACTTGATTAGCCTAGCATTTATTATCATACTCATAACTAAATCGTCTGTTTCACCTGGTTTAGCACTAAAACTATTACCTCTACTAACAAAAGTTTTAAGTTCTCTGACTAAGTTTTTACTTTTAATTTTTAATTTACTGCTTTCAATCCAACGTTTTACTTCTAAGCAAGTTTCGACTTTGTTTCTATTTGTGGTATGGAATCCTTTTCTAGACTTTCTAGGTCCTGGTGCTCGTTTGGGTTCACTACAAAACATACCTGGAAACTTTTCTTCGCCTGTTTCTCTAATAACAACTAGAGCGGCTTCACCTATAGCATTATTTTCTACTGTCCAATAAATCTCATCACACCCAGTATCTCTTATTTCTGTGAGTATTTGTCTCATAGTTTTCATCTGTTGTTCTATTGGTGCTTTGTTGTTTTGCCATTCTGCAACTTGTTCCATACTGGGCAATTCAAAAACTGTGATTGCGGCAAAGTCTCCTCCTGTTCCTGTACTTGGATCTAATGCTATACAATAAATGCTGTCTTTGTTAGGCTTCTTGTACCACCTTACTTGTCCCATACGTTCTATAGGATCTATGCCTTTCATATCTATAAGTACTAAACTGTCTATTAGTGTTTCATCATATATAATAAATTCGCATTCGTGTTCACGTCTAAAACGTTCTTCTCCAATTCTGCCACGTTCTTCTGCCGCCCATTCATCATTTCTGTCTGGATGTTCTTTCCAATGAACTTTGAATGCTTTAAATCCATTTGTGCCTAACTCTTGCTCGTCCCCTTTATGGTCTAATGTGTTACAAGCCTGACTCCAAATGTTAGCAAATGTATCATCATCACTATTAGGTGTGCTGGTAATAATACACTTACCACCTGTTGCTAGTGTGGGTGATAGTGAAGTCCAAAACTCTTTGGCTATTCTGGGTGGTACGAATGCAAACTCGTCTAAGTAAATTAACGAAAGTGACATACCCCTACCAGTATTTTCTGTAGTTGTTGTAGCAACTATTCTACTACCATTATCAAATTGTACACTACCTTTATTGTATTCTACAACACCTGCTCTAATATGATTTGGAACTCCTTCATACGCATATCGTACTCTAGTCATAATCTCACTGGAACCTGTATGTTTATGTGCCGCAATTAATATTGTGCTGTCAGGCACAAACATCGCATACCACAGCAAGTATCCTGCCGCACAGGTTGTTTTACCAGTTTGTCTAGGTAACATATTGATACTAAATCTATACTGATGATAGTTATCAACTAGAAAGTTTTGAAAGTTGAAAGGTTCAAATGCCATCTCTCCTTTTGTAGGATGCTGTATTTTCATAAAATTCTGCATAAAGTATATAGGTCCTGTCTTTGGATCTAAACATAATGTCAGTTCTTCCATCTCCTCAGGAGTATACGGAGTCTTACTGTATGGCTTCTTTATTAGTTCTGTATTTGCTGTTCCTTTAGGCATAATAGTATTTACCGTATTTTGCTGTTAAAATCATTAACTATGTGTTTAATTATTTTATGATTTACAGTAGGCCCTTGATGTGCTGTGTCTCTCGCTCTATTTTTTCTGTCCCAAAAGTATTTCTCGCCTACTATGTCTATAAGAAAAGGAATTTTTAGATGTGTAGCAAGACTTCCATCAACTGAATAATGTAACACAGGACAATCGAAGTAAGAATCAATTAATTGCTTACACCAAGTTGTATAAAAATGCGATGTAGCATAATCCTGTGACAGTTGCTCGAATAATATTCTCTCATCATCTACTGACCATTTACCTATATTTCTTTGTGTGTCGTCATCTTTAAACAATGTAAAACGTGTAGGATATGTCATACAGTTTATTACTGCTTTTGGTTTTATACCCTTTCTGTATAGTATCTCACAATTTTTTACAGTGAACCAATTACTAACAGCAGGCATTCCTAAATTTATACTGGGTACGCCTGTTTGGGCAGTAAACATAGATGCCATAGTGTCACTATCGTCGACTCCTACTCCATATACCCAACTGCAACCAAAAAACAAAACACTATTTGCCCAATCACAATCATCGAACTCTTTTGCTCTATAGCCTTGACTGTTCAAAGTATAAGAGACTTTTTTGTCTAACCATTCCCAATTGGGGACTGCCTTATTTTTAAATACATAATTATCGGTATCGTCGTTGCTGTCAAACGGAAACACACCAGGGTATTGGTTATGACTCGTGGAATTGCATAAAGCAGGAAATAACATAAATGTTATTTATTGGCTTTTGTAACTGTCTCTTAAATAATTGAGTAGTGCTTTTTTATTATTACCATAAGGATCAAAAGGTTTTTCTCCTTGCTCTGGTTGAGTAACTGTTATTGCAACAGGCTCTGCCATTACTTCACCGTCTGGTCCGTTGTCTACTTCTCCATCTGAATGTGGAGACATTTCTTTTGGTAAGTCGTGTCCAATTAAGGCAAGTAAACGTTTCATTTCTTCCATAGAATCTGCACTTGCTTCTATGCTAACTGATCCGGTGTCTGAAGATTTTTCTTTTCTGAAGTGAACACTTTCGCTGTCGCCTTGCTCTTGTTCTTCGCAACCTCCACAGGCTTCTTCTAGACCTGCTAATTTTTTTACTCTGTTAAGTTCTTCATTCATACTCATATCTACACTCTCATCGAATAGTTGTAAAGATTCTATTGAACCTTCTTGTTTGTTAGAATTTATAAAATCTTCTAATCTTTTCATCATTTGTTTTGTGTGTGCAAACTTTCTGTTATTAAGAAAGTTCACAATAAATTGTTCTTCATCTGTTATTTTATACTCTGGAGGTATACCTCCAAAAGTATTATCATTTACTAATTGTTTGGCATTATCTTTAATCTTTTGCCAATACTTGTCTTGTACATCTTGTTTTACATATGTACCAAATTCATTTAAAAAATGTTCCCAAACTCTTTGTAACTGCTGTTCGTCTGTTATTTGTTGCATTGAAGGAAGGCTATAACCACCTGATTGTCTTTGTCTTTCTTCTCTATCTTTGTTTGTTGCTTGTACAAATCTCAAAAAATTGTCTGCAACTGGCATAGTTGAAAGATATTGAAAGTCTGGCATAGGTGCTTCTGTGAGTTCGTTGCTTTCCATAGGAATATCAATGTCTGCTTCAGCAAACATTTCATCAGCATCTTCTTGTGCCATTGCTAATGCTTCTTCGTGTTCGTCACCGCCTGGAAGTATTTGTTCGTTTGCAAAGTCATCATCTATTTTTGCTAAGTAGTTTTCACTGCCTAGTTCATCAAAATGTGCTTCTAAACTGTCTGGAATAACTTTTAAACCGTAAAAGCCGCCTGCTCCATTGTTATCTATATCGCCATCTGAACCTACAACTTCTGCTGTATAACTAATTTCTCCGTCTACGGTGTTGCCATCGTCACCGGTGAACATATAGTCTACTATGCCTTTGTATTCTTCGCCTGGCATCGGGTTCATTATTTTATTCCTGATAACTTCTGAAGTATTAAATTGAAATCTTCTATGCTTTCTGCTTTAACTGTTGTTGGTGATGATACTTGCTTATCATCTGAGTCTTGCTTGGCTTTAATTTTTAATTGTTTCTCTGAATCTCTTCTTTCTGCTTCTTTCTCTTTATCTTTTTTAGCATCTTTTTTGGCTTCTGCTTCTGCTCTTGCGGCAGATATAGCCTGGTTTACTGTTTCTGCTGGAGATTGTCCAGTGTCTTTAGCAGTATTCCACATAACTTTTGCTTTACCTTGAAAACTATTTCTAATCTCTGGTGTAATACCTCTTGCATCTGCTGTTCTTAGTGCATCGTTAATAGCAAGGTTTAGTGAAGCAGATGTATGTTTAGTTTCTTTTTCTTCGATAGGTGCCTCATCATTTTCTGCACTATTCATCATTTGATCCTTGTGCATTTGTTGGTCTTGTCTTTGAAGTCTAGCAACATCGCCCATTCCGCCTTCTACATATCTCAGCAATAAACTTAACGGCTCTCTTAATGCACCTGATAAGTTTGATGGGATGGCTTTTCCTGCCAATGCGTGTTCTATTCCTCTTTTAGCATACATTGTTTTTTGAGCATCGTCGCCCATTAACTTTCTCAATGCCGCTAATTGTCCACCGCTTAGTTCTGGAATATCTGAAGTTGTAGTAGCAGTATCTACTGCTGGCTCTTCAGTAATTGATTTGTCAAATTCGTCTATCCTCATTTTGTCAATCCTTGATTTATTTCAACATACTTAGGCTCTGGACCATAGTTGTGTTGACGTTGCAGAATGTCCATAAGTGGTTTTAAGTTATCACCCATAAGTTCATCCTTTGTAGGATATGAACTGTAATACTCTGATCCTCTGCTGTCCTTTAATGCTTGAATCTTTTTCATCATTTCTTGATTTAATTCGATTCCGTATAAACTTAGGTCATCAACTAATATTTGATTAATCTTTTCATAACCTAAACTTTCGCCTTTTGCTTTTGGGTCAGCATTTTCTAATTCGTAATGTGCTTGTTCCTCTTTGTTTAACTCTGCATCTTCTTGGCTAACAGTTCTACCTTCATCGTTTTCCATTCTGTCTGCTTCTACTTCGTCAACATTTGTTCGAGGACTATCAACTTGTTGTACTATGATTTGCTCTGGGTTTATGCCAAAGTCTAATGCTAATAGTACTTCTAATAATCTTTCATTGATTGGGTATTTTAATACAACATCTGTACTACATACTTCAACAGGACCGTCTAAAGGTCTGTTTTTAAAATCAATTGGGTTCTTTTGTATTGGAGTTCTCTTCCAATCTGATGCACTCTCAAATTGATATTTTGCTAGACTTCTTTCTAACAAGTTCATATCATCTGCATTGCACTCCATTGCAAACTTAATTCTGTATGCAATAGTCTTACTAAAACTTTCGCTTAGTATTTCTTTAAAATTTCTAGTCATATCTAAAACTCCGTATAAACTTATTTATCATCTTTGTTGATAAATTTGAGTAAGTCGTTCCTATTAAAAATCTGTTGATTTGGGTTATTTGCTTGTTCTGGATCCAAGTCTTGGTCAAGTTTTTGTCGTTTAAGTTGTAAGTCTACCATTTTTAATTTCTTATCTATCTTAGTACTTTTACTGTCTAATGCTACTTTTAGCATATTTGCGGCGTTGTCAAATATTCTTCCTGCGTGTACATCTTGTACATTCATACCTAATCGCATAAGTTCTTCATAACTTTCCAAAGCCTTAGTAGCAATATCATCTAACTCTACATCTGCAGTTGTAAGTCCTTTGACTTGTGGCAATGCTTCGTTAATACGTTCTGCTAGGTCTAAAGCATCATCGACTTCTTGTTTTGTAGCAGGAAGTTCAACAACTTCTTGTTCAACTACTTCTGCTTTTTCTGTTACCTCTTCTATTGGAGGTAGATTAAATTCTTCTTCTAGTCTTTTTGTCATTTTCTTTTTCTTTTACCTGCATTAGCAAACATATGACTTTCATTTAACACTCTAAAGTGTATGCCTTTACGTTTGCACCACTCGTGGGCGGCTTTCCATTTTGCGGCATTTAAAACAACACTTGCTTTTTGAGATTGACTTTTTGCACTCTCCATTGTTGTTTGGGCACCTGGTTTAATTTCTATAACTTCAACCTTGGTACTGCCTTTCTTGTCTTTGTATTTAATCGAAAAGTCTGGAACGTACACCGTAAACTTGCCCGTCATTGGATTTTGATATGGTATTTTTAAGTTTTCACTTGCCCATTCGAGTACATAAGGGTGGTCATCGCACATACGCATAAAGGCTAATTCCCAACTACTTCTGTAATAAGGATTCTTTTTACCTACAAACTTTTGTGGATTTTTAGGAGTGTAAACACCTTGTGCAAATTTATTTGCCATAAGTTACCCCTTGATTAGATTAGACACTTCTGTTGGTGTTGTTGCACTCTCTACTATTTGAACGTTTTTATCACGTTTGGCATTTATAATCTCTTTGCCTAATTCTGTAAGTACTATGGTATTGTTTACAATGTTGTAAGTGTCTGTGAGTTGTTTATTGTTTTCCAGAGTACCTTGTTTTAGTGTTTCTACAGTTGCTCTTGCTGTTTTTTCAGAGTAACCATTTGTAACAAATGTATCAATAGTTTGATTCATTTGATTTATGTTGGGGATAGGTTCGTTAAAAAAGTTTTCGTCTAATAAGTCTTTACTGGTTTTTTGTACCTGTAATTTCTCACCTGTAATACTGACTTGCTTATAATGGTGATTCTTTTTAATTATTTTGCTGTCTACA